GCATTGGCTGCCTCCGAGATTAATAGTTCACGATTTATAGGAGATAAAGAATAGGCTGTTTCTATTTTTTCCATAGTAACCATTCCCTCTGCTAATGACTTGACAGCACCTATCCACTTGCTATGGGTTGGCGTTAGTTCGGGTTTGGCTGGTAGCTTCTGCGGTGCTTTGCTTGCTGCGTTACCATCGTCATCGTCTGCCTGCATTGCCAATAAAGATTGGAGGGTGTACCTACGATAGTAAGTCACCTCGCTGCCTTGCTTCTGCGGATCAACGATGTTAGATAGCTTCATCGAACTTTCTATCTTCTCTCGTGATTCAGCGTGCCAAATTTGAGTCACTACGCTGCCATCAATAATAGGCTGGAGAACGAATAAGCCGTGAGCGTGAAGGATAGGTTCTACCACTTCTAAAAGTCCGTTAATGTCAAAATACTTGGACTTAAAGAAAGGGTTGCTGGAGTTCTTAGGCACTTTGCCTAACTCTTGCTTTGCACTTAGTAGTGCGGTGTGGATTGTTTTCATCTTGTTTTTGTTTATTAAATTTACAATAATTATTTTACTTTTCGTCAATTACTTTTTCAAGTTGAGTTTGATACACTTGCGGATATTTAATGTAATCCAGCAAGGAGGGATGAACTTTAGCTGCTTCGGAGTGGATGTATTGCGCCCACTCGTTAAATGCCATCTCGGTTTTGGGATATGTTGTTTTCATTCTTCTTCTTCGTTTATTGTCCATTCGTCATTTATACTATTGCTGGTGGCAAAGTCAATGGCTTCTTGTAAGGTAAACCAGCCACGATAAGCACCATTCTGATACAAGTGCGCTGCTTCGATTCCTCTATAAAGATATTCGATGTCCTCGGCTATCTCGTAAGCGTGCGCCTCTGAGCGGTCTAATCCGTTCAGGTAGTCGTTAAGGTCAGACATTATCTAAAGCCTTTCTCATCTTTGTAATGCCTGCTTGGTGTCTTTTGTACGATGCTACTCTGATGTCAATCATTTCGATTAACTCTGCTTTGATTTCATCAGGCACTCGCTTTTGAATCATTGATGTGGTGTAGGTAAGTTTTTTCATCTTGTTTTGGTTTGAAGTGCGTTGTCGAGTCGCACCCCTCGTTTGGTTAGTTTATTTGGTTGTAGTACTCAAAGCAAATAAGCTGGTCAAAGATTTTATCAGTAATCGTACCGGGAACATTGTAAAAGTAAATGCCTGAACTGCTTGGATTAATTACGATGTCGCTAATTTCATTGCCTATTTTCAGGCGTGAAAATGTACCAATTGGCATTTGCATTGCTTTTGTTTTTGCGATTGCCTTGATGTCTGCGGTGATTTGGATTTGCGTTGTCATTTTGTTTTCGTTTAAGTGTCTACAAATGTAATACCTTTTATTGGATATGCAACACTTTTATAAAAATATTTATAAAAAAAAATCCCCCAGCCGTCTGCCGAGGGATACACATAAACAAAAAACCGAGATGAAGCGGTGCGTAAAGGTAGTTAATAGATTATTCCCATCAAAGCAAATGCGCCAGCAGCTATCCACGCTAATCTCTTTTGGTTTCTTTGTCTTGCTACTTCTCTATTCACTTCGTCTAAATAGCCAGCTAACTCAGTACGGCTGCTATCTATCTTAAGAAAGCCAGCCTCTAAATGGCTAATGATTTGCACTTGAAATTCCACAACGGAATCGCAAGATGTTAATTCAGCCAAGACAATGCCTCCGACCTCTAAGCAAGAATCTAATCTAACTGGTAGCACTTGATCCGCAGGAAAGGTTCTAATAAGAGAATCCCATTTGGTTATCACTCTTGTTCTAATTATGTAAAGCGTATCTCTTTTTTTCTCTAATAGGCTAACGGAATCTAATAATAACTTGGCTTGCTTTCTTTCGCTGACTGCCATTTCGTAAAGGATAACGCTCTCGCTTATTTTAGTGGGCTGTGGCGCATTATCTCTATTGCATTGGTGTACCGCTATGCTTATAAGAATAAAAGCCGTTACAGCGAAGATAATCCGATATGCTTTCAATTCGGTTACCATCTTCTTTTCTTAAGGGAGCAATCATAATGACACCACGTAGCGTAAGCCTTTAAACCGCCTTGCTCCATCTTGCCTTCGCTTATCAATCTTTCGATAATAGCAGCGACCGCACTTGGTGCAATTCCTTGCGCTTTAAAGTCAGCAGCATCACCAACTAAATGTCGGCTAAAGGTAGCACCGCCTATCTTCTTATTATGCTCCGCAGACCTATGTCCGCTGGTAATAGTCATTGGGACTTTGAGTTCATCCCTCAAAACCTGCAAGTTCTTTGCGAGCCGTTCTACATTTGTACGAACTGACAAAGGCATCGGTGCGCCTGACCTGCAGGCAAATTCTTCTAACTTAAAATTTTTAGTCATTAGTCAGTTTTAGTAAAAGATATTTCAGCCTTTAAAGTTCTGCGACCATTCTCTCGCCTTCTTGTGCCTCCGAGGTTCATCCAGTAACCGCCCAAAGGTTTTACAGGTCTGCCCTTCTCAATATGATAACCACCGAAGCCATCCTCATATTCTTCCTTATAGGCTGCGGTTCTTAGCTGGTGCACTTCTTTGTGGACTATTCGCTTAAACATAGGCTCGTAACAATCAACCATATTAACGTGGTGGTACATTTCGTGAACGTGACCCATCCAAATAATATCATAGCCATCCAATTGTGCCATCATTCTTTGGTCTTGAATAACGCCTTTAGTAACCGCACCACCACCTCCAAAACCATGATAATATTTCATGATTGCGCTGGTGAATTCGTTATTTGCTGTTTCGATTTGATAGTGTAAAACACCACCATAGCCACCGACTTGCACGTTTGTTCCGCAGGTCATATTTAAGAGGTCAACGAAACGCTGGAGCGGATCGGTTTCAAGGTTCTTAATGATGGCAGTGTTTCCTGAAAATGCAACCTTGCCATCTATTTGAGTAACGAAACAGCCTGAAGGCATATTTAAACAATGCACCAAACCATCGTAGTCCTGCTCGCTTACGTTTATCTTTTGCGCTTTGTGCAAGGCTGGCATAAATGAAGCAAGGTATTGAGGCTTGCCGTTGGCGAATCCACTTCTTCTTTTGTTGACTTTAACCTTAAACAACCATCCATTGAGAATGCAAGCACGCTGCACGATGTCAATGTTAACGCTGTCAGTTGATGACCACACAGTTAAATTGCCATCCATTGAGCCATCCGTTTTTTGGATTGTTTGTATTAAGGCATCAAATCCATCACCAGTTAAAGAGGCAAACGCTTCAGGTAGCTGCTTAATTCCGTTGAGGTCTTGGTTAATCTTTCTCGCCCAATCACCATAAATGCGGATGTAATACGGCTGGAGTTTATTTACACCAGTCATTTTGCATTCAGCAAAAGTATAATCAACACCATAGGCATCTAAGATAGAGCGGATGTAGGCAATCTTTTCAGGCTTGCTCAACTTAAACTGCACTCTAATCTTTTTGCTTGCTGGCTCGTATTTAGCGTGGTCAACAATGGTGGCATCCATTACCACAGCAGTTAGTATCTCTACCCACTTTGCATCTACTTCTGAATTGGATTGTACTTTTCTGCCGTGTGGCAAAGCCATTTCCGTTACCCTTTCGTGTGCTGCCCAGGTAGCAAAATCTTCAGCGTTTATCTTGGTCATGTCGTTTAACATAACTGCGTGCTTAGAAGATACTACTTGCTTTGTGTATCCGCCCTCAATAGTGTACAGCTTATCTGCTGGCTTTGATACTACCGCATTTGGTTTCTCGAAATAGATATGCTCGTTGTCAAAGGTAGCCACCATATCTTCGGTCGTTACCTCGGTAATGTTTACCCAGCCTTTGTCGGTTAAAACCTTGGTGTCAGGATGGTAGCATTCGTGGTTGCCATATCCTATAAGAAGAATCATATCCGCATAAGGTGTCCACCACTTCACCGCATCTTCGACAACTGCATCAATGTAGTTCGCCTTATTATGTTCGGGCAGTATGTCCTTCTTGCTTCTCCGTGGGTCGTACTTTCCTTGCATCAGACAAAAGAAATCTCCGTTAATGACAATCTTTGCGCCTCGTTCTCTTGCTTGCTTTAGATGCCGTTTAAGGAGGTCACGTTCGCACTTAGGATTGTCCCAATGCAAATCACTAAGCAATAAAAAAAGCTGCGATTTATCAACCGCAACTTTGTGAATGTTTCTACTAATTCTTTCAATCATAGTATAAGGCTTAATCCGTGCTGAAAATCCAGCATGGCTACTTCTTTTCGAGCCAGCTTCTTACTCCACCGCTTCTTTTTAACAGCGAAATCTACCGCCCACTCCGACCATTCTTGCTGCTGCTCCAAGGTCATTTTATACGCTATAAACTCCTCTCGATCCATATTGCACGCCTCATCAAACGACAATCCAACAATGCTGTATTGCTTGTCTAATAGAATAATCGCAAGTTCTTTGTTGGTCATTTAGCTTCCAGCTTCTTGATGTGGTTTTCTAAAACCTTGACTTTCTGCTGTAAACTTAGTATATCCGAATCTCTTTTCAAAACTTCTTGCTCGTAAAAGCTGCGAAGGTCTTTGATTTCCTTGCGCACCTCGTCTAATTCCGACTGACAATTGTGGTTGGCTTTCTCCCACAACTCAATCAATTTAGCCGTGTTATCTATTTCAGTACCTTTGGCAGCGTACTTTCCACCGCTAAACCAAGCAATGATACCAGCTATAATACCCGTGATAGTTTCCGAGATAGGGAACTGGCTCATGCGAATTCGTGCTTTGATGCTTTCGGGAAAACCTCGTACTTGCTCAAATGAGCAGGAGGGGCAATAGTCCACATCACATCCACGCAGTAGCCTTTAGATAAGACCGCAGGTGTTACTATTTGCTCGCCATCCATAACGGCATCTATCAAAGTGATATGCCCTAAATCCACAGCGTTCTCTGCGCCTTCTACTTGTAGGAAGCCTACTTGCTCGCTTGTTGCGTTTAGTTCAGCAAGTGCAGCCTCTTGTGTCGGAAATTCGTATTTTTTGATAGTCATTTTATAATGTGGTTAAAGATTCAAGCTGAGAATTTGTAAGGCGAGTAGGGTAGATGGCAGCGGCTCGGATGCGGTCGTTTAAACTTACTGGGCCAAGTCCTAATTCGATATTAGAAAGCGTTCCAATGGGAGAAATGCCCGATATAGATGAAGTTCTTAGCACTCCATTCACACACGAAGCATAATCTCCATCTTTGTAAGCAAACGCTATTTTAAAAATACCAGTTGAGGTATTTGAAATACTAAGGTCTGAAATAGTTGTTTCAGTACCAGCTGCCGTTCGGTATCTAAAAATCCATGTGCCACTATTGGCTGTTCTAATTCTGTAAAAATTACCTGAATCAGCACTTATATCGAAAAAGCCTTTAGTAGTAATATGACTCAAATTTACCTCCGCATAAAGCGTACCCTGCGTCTGCCCAATAAACCCACTCACGCCCGTTTTGGTAATCACGTCAGCGTTACGGGTGGCGGTGGCTGCTACGGTTGGAATGTAGGAGGTGGCTACTGAACCAACTTCGAGTTGTGCGCCCCAAATAAAAATGCCTGATGTGCCATCACCAGCAAAAGAAAGCACGCTATTGTTGCCAACTAAGACTTCCAGTTGCGCATTACTTCCCGCAATAGCATTTGCAGTAGCAGAAAGGTCAAGCCTAAACCACCCATCAGAGAGTTCTGTTATTTTTGCGGTGGAGGAAGCTGTGGAAACTATCGTTTTTGATGTTAAATTATAAACCGCAGTTGGAGTTGGAGACCATAGGTTAACCATTCTTAATCTGATAGTATCATACTCTCCTTTTTTTGCAAAAATAGAAGCGGAGTATATTTGTGCCACGACAACTATGCTGGATTGCAAAATAAAATGAGTATTATTATCAACTGATGCAATTAGCTTATCAGCGGTTGTTGTACCATTTGGCGCAGTAGTTGCATTTTGCGTTACGCTTGACCTTGTCTTAGCCCAACTCGCATTATCAAACTCTTCACTCCTCAACGCTAAATTAGTAGCAGCAGGCTCAACCAACAAACTCGGACAGCCACCACCTATGGGGTAGTCTAATTTCGGAACTCCCGAAGCGACCGATTCTAATACGCCTGAAGCGTTGGTTCGGTAGGCAGTAGTAGCACGGGTAACGTCAAAGTCTACAGCACCGCTATTAGGAATCTGCGAGTATAGCTTCCCTGCTTTTAAGAGGTCGGGTATAAGTAGTACGCTTGGTGTAGACATATTATAACGTGGTTAAAAATTGCAGCTGTGCGTTGCTTAATCGGGTGGTGTATAAGGCTGCTGCTCGGATTAATCCTGAGCCAAATTGGTCTGAGCCTAATTGATTTCCTATATCAATTCTGCTACAAGCTGGTACTGCGCTGCTTGTGTTTACGCCAACTAAAACTCCATTGACATAAAAAGCATAGTCATTTAGCGCATATGCTAAAGCAAGTTTTACAACAGAATTTGCTGTAACATCTGCTGTTTGCTGTATTTGTACGGTAAGAGAACCGCTGTTTGCCGCAATACCTTGAAACCTATTGTTTTGTAAAACAACACGGGTAATCCCTATCCTATTGTTTGTTGTTCCATCGCTAATGGTTAGTATTCGATGAATTAACGATGAATTAAATATGCTTGCGCTAACCTCCGCATACAGCGTTCCCTCCGTCTGCCCTATCAAGCCACTTACAGCGGTCTTGCTTATCACATCTGCATTGCGAGTAGCTGTTGCAGCGGTGGTGTTAATAAAAGAAGTGGCTACGCTGCCAGTTTCGATTTGAGGCGAGCTTAATCGAACTGTTGCTGTTGTATTCGAAGACACACCATTACCGATTCTTACTTGGTTAGAAGCCGTGCTTGGAGCAGTAATTGTTAAAGAATACCTTTTTCCCGATTGCACGACGTGTGTTGCCAAAACAGCAACGCCATCTTCTCTAAAAGTGCTTATACCAGCTATTGAAATGTTGTAATTGAGTAAATTTTCAACGGTCAAAGTACTCGTAACCGCTTCAACATAAATGCTGTGCGTATATACAACTCCGCTTGTCTGCGAAATGTTTTGGCTAAAAACAGCCCTTTGGTTAGCCGTAGCAAATGTATATGCAGCAACGGATGGATTTAATGTAGACGTTGCAACTGTCGCTGTGCCTGTCAAAAAAGGCGTTGCCCAGCTTGTAGGTGGAGTTCCACCCCCTGCCCAAACTGAATTTAAAAACAAATTAGTAGCAGCAGGCTCAACTAAAAGAGCAGGACAACCGCTGCCGATAGGAAAATCTAATCTTGGCACGCCCGAAGCTACTGATTCCAAAATGCCATTCTCGTTAGTTCTATACGCAGTAGTTGCCCTCGTAACAACAAAATCACCACTTCCGTCTTGTGGAAGCTGAGAGTATAGCTTACTCGCCTTAAAGCGGTCGGGAACAATTAAGAGGGAAGCGTTCGTCATTTTTAAATTATTATAGGTGTTATTCTGCCAGCAGCACAATCTAATGTCCGTGCATCAAAGCCATTTCCTGAATCAGCCAAAGACCTCATTTGGGTATTATAAGCTAAAATATAACCGTTTGTAGGCACAGGCATTAATCTAACGAACCTCGACTCGGCACAGCTTGTAGCGGTAGGGCTGTCTATTGCCCCGCCATCAGCTATTCCTCTTTGCCGATATTCATTATAGTATGCAAGGTAAAATCCATTACCCTGAAACAGCATCCCAATCGGGTAGCCGTAGCCGTAACGAACCATTATAAATTGTCGTAACCGATAACGCTTCCTGAACTAACGGTGACAGCGGTAATTCGCTGACCTTTTGCGCCACGGATAACTATACCGCTTGCAAGGCTTGCGCCTGATAAGTTGTAAAGAGTAAGTAAATTTATACCACCCTCGCCAGTTAAGGCGGTCAAAGTAGCTGCGTTGTTTACCACTAAAAAGTCGAATGATTTATCGCTGACTGCGCCATTTACGTACTCCATAGTACCCAAACCGCCCATCATTTCCTGAAATATAGTTGCCATATCTTTTTCTTTTAAATGTACTTAATCGGGAATGATGCAAATGCTCCTACTAAAAGGCATCTCGAAATTGAACACCGCTCTCCAGCCTGCAACCTTGTCATCCCTTGCCTCTAAGAAACGATTGAGAGTAACGCTGCTGTTTAGGGTATAATTGAACTCTGGATCGTCTTGGAAAAAAGAGATAAAGTCGGTAGCTATTTCCAGCATATCACTTATTACCTCATCTTCGTTGTCCTTCCAATACTTCAAAGGGTCTGCATCTTTGTTTCTAATATCCTCAACCCTATCCATAAAGTAAACGCCCACGCTCATTGTACGGCTTGTATTAGAGGTGCTTGCGCTTTCCAAGTCAACGTACACCAAAGGATAAGCGATGCGGTCTAAAGTAGGCTGCTTTAAGTTGGTGGTGTTATCCGTGCCAATAGACAAAGGGTCACCACAACCAAAGCTATTTACCTGCTCGTGTGCTTGGCTTAACTTTAATAGTTGCGTCTTTAGCTGATTCCAACTTGGCATAGTATATCTTTAGTTTTTCGATGTTTTTCTTGTGGAACTTCATAGACAATCATTACAAAAAGGGTTGTCACCTTGGTATCTTTCCTGAAATGAACGAGGGATTCGGTAAGGGTTTGACAAATTCAAGCCAGTATTGTAATTATCCCTGCGAGGTCTAATCGTGTCAACTTTAACGGAAGGGTTGTTAAATAAAGGATAATCCGTGCGGTACTCAATTAAGTATCTTGTGATTCTTTCGCTGTACCACTCGGCATCGTTCTTGGCTTTGTTAATCAGCCTTTCGATTTCCTCCATTGACATCGAATCCGATTCCTCTGACCTTCTGCGCACCATTCCTTTGTTCATGTATTTGAACGCAAGAACGTGTGGGAGTTCAAAGTAAATCCACTCCCTGATGGCTGGCTGGAGGTAGTCGTATAGCAAGGTCTGATTCAAAGCACTAACGCTTCCGCTTACGATTTGAGTTGAAATCTCTTTGTATAAGTCCGAACCGATAATAGACTGAATGCGCATCTCTTGCACCTTTACGATTGTCGGTCGTAGTTGGGTGTAAGATACGTTCTCGTTAATTATTGAGTTCGCAATTAAGTCTTGCTCCGTTATGAATAGTGCCTTCGTCATACTAATTCTATTTTATTGCCCTTACGAACAACGATTTGCTGCTGCCAAATATGTCTGCAAGATGGTCGGCTGATGTCCGTACCGGGAAGCGTGTACCAACCGCCTCTGCGCTCCCAAACACTAAAGCCCATGATTGAACTCATTTGGTCAATGTCTTGTCGGGTGTATAGCTTGTTGAGCCTTATAAGCGTTCTGCAAAAGTCACGGGTCGTGTCAATCACTTTCGCACCACTTGCATCAGGGCGAAGGTCGTAGCGGTAACGTATCTCGAAGGCTTCCTCTGCCTCGGTATCGGGGGTGTCAGCTATTCTCGCAACTCTATCTTGGATAGTAACACGACCTTTTGAGATAAGGTACTCAATCCGTTCGCTTACTTTTTCCAACGGCACATCTAATCTTCGTGAGATTTGGTCTGCATCGACCTTTTTAGTCCTTTTGATTTCAGCTAAAATCTTCTTGTCGAGTTCTTTGTTTTCGGGTTCTACTTCCATAAACTCTGCCATTACTGAGTTGTCGGCTTCAAACCTTACCGGCTTAGACCTTAATACTTGGTAGTTGTCGGCACTTACACCAAACTCCATAGCAACGCTTTCAAACGCTTCCATTTCGTCTAACTCGCCTAACTCTCTCAATTTGTTTCGTGACCAGCCTAAAGCTGCTTTCCCGCCCCATAGGAGATACGAAATATAACCGCAGTCGCTTTGGCTGTCTGCGTTGTCGTAGTACGTTTCAGCACGGCTCAAATAGCTGTGCATCCTTTTAATTGTTTCTAAGGATACGCCCTCTCCGTTGGCTAACTGCTGCGCCCTTACTTTACCAGTTTGGGTAGCGCATTTATTTCCATTCTTTTCGTTTAGTTCGATTCCTCTTTTGGCGTTGTTTCTCACGCCCTCTCCGTAGTCGGCAAACGTTTCAAACTCTTGATTAAACTCCATAGGCTCGCCTAAAAACAAATCAACCTGCTCGGCTGGTAAACCAAAGCCTTGAAGCATTATAGTCGCTTGCTCTTTCGTCAAATCTCCTTTAGAGTACTTGCGTACCACTCGCAACATTTTGTCTTGCTGTGAGGCAGATAAACCAGCGAGAACGCTATTGCCCATCTCTTGTGGTGCTACTGCTTCATTCGGCTTTAAGAGTTCAGGCTCATAACCAGCTTTTTCTCTAAGTTCGTCACGGCTTAAAATTTGCAACAATGCACCTTCGGTTAACTGCTCGCTAATCGGCTCGGTTGGTTGTAATTTCAAACCAGTCACTCCGTTGAAAGAGGCAAGGTAATTTACTGACCGCTCGATTCTTTGAACACGATCTTCGATGTAAGTAGCTTTGAAGATTTCGTATGACTCAACCATTTCGGATCTGCCTCCAAGTTGTCCTTCGGTTTTCACACCAAATAACATCGGTGAGGTAACTCGGTGAGCAACGAAAATCTCCTGCTGAACGGTCTTATTTAAGATGTCAAACTGCTTGTCTAAGTCCGAAGGAGTTAAAGGAGTCAGTTCGGGTTTGGTTTCGGGACTATCCGAAAAGTTCACAAGGAACCGACCAGCGTTGTCCGTGCCTCCAAACTTCATCTTCATCTGCCGTTCGATGGCATCCGATTCTTCGGGGGTAGGGATTCCGTTTGGAAAGTTAATAAGGTACGAACCCCAAAAGTTATTTTTGATATTATTAACGTGGAAATTTGCTATCTCTACATCTAACTCAATGTAAGCCGTTCCGCCTAAATATTCAGGCAAAGGGTAAACCTTTACCCCTGCGCTGTACGCTCTATAATAAAACAGCTGCTTGCCGATTCTATTGTCGGGGTCGAAAGCTGGGATTTGGTTTACTTGGTTCAGCTGGGGGAATTGCCTTACCTCATATTCATCATACCAATCGTAAACGTAAAACATTTTTTCATCCTTGTCCGCACGAACTCTATGAAAGTCCACGTGACATATTTCTGCAATCCCCCCACCGCGTGACCAAGTAACCTCCAAAGCAAAGCCGTTGTATATTTCCATATCCAAGGTCAGCTTTTGGGTAAGGTCGTTCATTGAGTCGTAAGCATTTGGGAACGTAGGCGAATCCAAAAAGGCTTTGGCAGCAGGTGTTTCGTTCTCCGATGTCCATCCTTTACCTACGATATATCCCACTTTGCCATTCACGATGGCGTTATGCTTTGCGCTCCTTCTATAAAGATTTAAGAGGTAGTTAGGGTAGTCGTTTTCAACTCCATAAGATACCCATTGTTGGCTTTTGTTTTCGATAAACAAAGGCACTTTATGCTGGTAGCCCTGCCAAGAAAAGGCGAAAGGTTTTTTAGAACTCATTGATAATGACGTTTAAATTGTCTAAGGTAAGCGTGACAGCGTGCGTTGAGCATTTAACATACATTTGAATCGTATCTCCTGAAGATAAAGGCACAACGCATTGGGAAGGAATAGTCACCTCGTTTGAGGAAGGAGTAACCGATACAAACTCCGAGCAAGGCCACAACTCTGCATTTTTGAATATAGCAACGTGAATCTTCCTGCTTGACTGCCCGATTAAAGCAACAATTGCGCTCGTTCTAAAATACTTCAAGTCACCGCTATAAGTAACAAGACCCGAAGCGTTAACGCTTAATCCGTTTCTATTGAATCCAGTAGTGATGGTAGCGTTAATTGGTGACCAAACATTCTCTGCTAAAGTGGTAGTGCCTGAAGATGCAAAGTCAAAAAAGTTAAGCGCACTCGGCGTTTCCTCGACTTGTATCGCACAATTTTGCATCCACGTTCCAACTCTCGTTGCGGTGTTTGCATTAGTCTGCGTTTCGTTTTTGATGACTAAAGCATCAGTTAAAAGTTGTCCCATTAGTTAAAGGTAAGGTCAAAGGTGTTATCAAAAACATTCGTAACTGGCTCTGCGTAAGTAATAGAATTGGTTGCACTTACAAAAGCCTGCTCGCCCATTTCAATATAAGCCAGCCCAGTTTCTAACACGCCAATTTTATTGGTTGCAGATGTAGTAGTAGATTCGTAGGCTATGTAAGTATATTGACCACGCACAGCAGGCGCAAGCGAAAATTCATAGTTGTCGTACCTTTCGGGAAATAGCGAAAGGTTGGAAGATTTTAAAATCGGATAGGTATAAATGTCATTGGTAGCCATTGACCTTAACTCCAGCACGATATACAGCGCATTGGGGTTGGTCATCCTTTCCGTCCAAGTGACTACGATTTCATTCGACTGGTTAGATATTAAATACAGCATCTTAAAGGTAAATGTATCACCGAAGCGAATGATACAAATCCATTCTTTTTGCGCCCCAATAATCGATGTTAAATTCCGTTTCGATTGTTTCTTTTAAATTGGCTGCCAAGGTTAAGCGCAAGTCCTTTTCGTGTATCAAGGTTTTCATGTGCTTGTGCCAATCTTTACTTCGTGCCTCCCGAACCAATAAGCCATTTAAGCCGTGGTCGATTATCGTGTTATAAGGGTAAACATCGGAAGCAATAATAGCCTTGCCCATCGTGCCAGCTTCGACTAATTTCAACTCACTTTTGCATCTATTGAAGGTCGTATCTCGTAAAGGCGCAAGACATACATCTACAAAGTTGTAGCCACCGACATAAGAGTAAATATCCGCTGCTTGGATTCTGCCGTAGTTCTCTTGCTTGCCGTTACCAGTAAAAACTCTCTCGTACGCTTCGTACATTGGGTTCTCGTTCCACCCTCCTAAATAAAGCCGATACAAGCCGTTTAAAGAACGATCGTCTGCAAGGATGCCCATACCCGATTCCATCAAAATAATGTCCTCAAAATGCTGTGCGCCACCAAACCAGCCGAACCTTACGAACTCACTCGGTTCGGGTTTAGACTTGTACTGCTCGTAACCAGAAAAGGTGCAATTCGGAATTATTGATACTTGAGGGTTTAAAATTGACACCTTTTCCTTTAAATAGGCATTCGTGCAGATAACGTGGTCAACTACTCTAATGTGGTCACGAATCATATTAGAGATATTCCTTTCTCTATAAATAGAAAACATCGGATGACCTGATTCCAATACCCAATAATCGTCAAGGTCTAAAATCAAAGTGACTTTGAACTGGGTACACTTATCCCGAAGCCATTTAATTTGTTCAGGCGTTTCGCCCCACATCCTACTGACTAAAACGATGTCCATCTGCTCGAAGGATTCATCGGAGATTCTAAATGGGTCAGGTGCTGAATAAAACGTAAGACCTTTGTACGCTGCATCTAAGTGAGCGTGCGGAAGTTCAAGTCGGTAGAGTGCCGAACCCGTACTTTGAATGTTGTGGATTAATGCTATTTTCATTGTCGTTTAGTAGTAAATGTATAAACACAAAAAAAGGCGCACCCCGTAGGATGCGCCCGTGCTTGATTAACGACAACGAAGCACTATGCGTTAGTCAATGCAGCAATGATGCTTGATTGCACCTCACGCATTGGCTGCTCTTCCATACCTGTGAAGGTAACGTCAAAGCCGTTACGGTCACCAAAGGCAGTACCACTTTGACCAGTACCTGCGCTTAGTTCTAAGCCGTTTAAAGAACCCAACAACCAGTACACGCCATTGCGGTCAAGAACGATTGCCATCAGTCTATTTTGACCTAACAAACGCAACTGATTGCGAAGGGCAGCGGTCATTTTATTCAAGACGATTTGCAGGTCTTGTTGGTAGAAAATCGTACCGTTCTCCATCGAAGGGGTGATGGTTTCGGTAAATTGTGAGGTTTGCTTGGTTAAATCGTACTTCCAAAACTTAGTAGAACCTGAAGTAGTGATGCCTGAAACGACAAACCCACTTGTAGCGGTGATACCAGTTACGTTAGCAAATTCAATAAAACGAACCTCTTTGATGCCACCGACTGAATCTCGGCAGCCTAATGAATAACCAGCGGTTAATGCACAACTCATATTTTTATATTTTAGAGGTTAGTAAAGGGGAGGTGTTACCCTCCCCATTGAATTAAGCCAAGATGAAGTTTACGATTTCAGTCGCATAGGCAAACTGAACGCCAGCTTTGAACTCGGCAACCCAACGCACTTCGTCAGCCTCCTTGGCATAAAACAGCTCAAAACGCTCCTCTTCGTTCAACAAATCCGTTCCGAAGAACATATTGCTAAGACGCATAGCAAAGATGCGGTTTGTTCCGTTCAAGCCGTTAAGAGCAACAACGGTTACGTTAGTACCGGGAAGAACGATCTCGCCTGCTGCATCAACGCTTGGGTTGTAATGGAACAAGTTCAAGTTAGTCAAGTTAGCAACCAAACGACGGAATGTGTCCCAACCGCATACGATGCGCAAATCTTCCTTGTCCAAAATGGTCGTAGGGATTTGGTTGTAAACGCCCTGCATTACTGCGAAAGCGTTAGTATTGGTGATACCTGATACAGCACCAGTGTTACCTGATACGGTAGTACCTGAAGCAGCGTTGATTAACTTGATGAAACCATCAAATTTATTTGTGTTTGCGTTGGTGTTACCTGAAGCGGTGTCGCCCTGCCAAATAGCGGTTTCAAGTTGCTCGGCTGTTTTGCCAGCCTTCAACTCAGCGTACTGCTGCTCGAAAGGAACTGACGTGTAACGGCTACCGATAGGGAGTTGGGTTTGCATCCAATACTCTTCAAGTTTCTTAGGGCAGATAGCCTCGTTGATTTTGATGCGACCAACGGTCAAGCTACGGTTGCTAAAGGTAGTAGTACCTGAAGCTGTAAAACCGCAGTTGTCACCGCTTTGGAAAACCGCATCGGTGTCCATAAGGTTAACTGACTTAGAAGATTTGATACCAGTCATTGGTGTCAAAATAGATGCGCTCTTTGCGCTGAACAATGACTTCACGATTAACGGAAGCGACTGCTGCTCGGTGTAAACGGCTAAGTTGCCAAAATTGTATGCCATGATTATTTAGTTTTTAAGTTTTTAAGGATTGATGCTACTTTGTTCATGTTGCTCACTTCGTCTTTTTTGAACTGACCAAACATTACTTTTTCGTTTTTTACGGTTGGTTCTGCTGCGAGTGCTTCGATAAGTGCAAACATTGACTTCTCACGCTCTTGTCCAGCCATCATTTTCTTTTTCAGCTCTACAAGTTCGCTCGCCATTTCATCCAGCTTCTCCATAATCTCGCCAACTACTTCGGTTGAAATAGCAGCTACCACTTCGGCTGGTGCTTCAGGTGCAATTGCTTCTACCACGGAAACGATTTCTTCAACCGCTTCTGCTGGTACTTCTTCAGCCTCAACTACCATAGGGGTAATTGATTCGATTACTCCGTTTGCAACAACGATTGTTCCGAGTTCAGGAATAACGTGTTCGCCCGTAGCATCGAGGGGGTTTCCATCGGCATCTAAAAGAGTTACAGCAGTACCTACTACTGGTTCTCCTTCAATCCGAACGGTCAATTCACCGAGCATATAGTCGGCAAATTTCAAAGAGGCTTGCTCGAAAGCTGCTCTTAGTGTTTGCAATTTTTCAAGGATGTTCATTGATTATAAATATTAAAGTTTAAATTGTTTGCAAAAAAGGTCAATGGCTTTTTCGAGGCGGTGCATCTCTACTTCGATGGCATCTTCTACTTTCTCCATCCCAAACATACCCTCAACCGAAAAGCCTTTGAATTTCCCAGTAGTGACAAAGGCATCCCATACCTCGTTGTTGTCTACCTTGTAAGAACCGAACCAGCTGCCATCGGTTACATCCTCAAAGCCTTTAGGTGGGTTGATTCCACGCTCTCGGTCTATGATGTAAGACTCAAACATAAACACGCCCTCGATTGGCGTTTGGTGGTAAGCGTTTACGTTTTGGGTAGCGTTCTGCTTAAAGAACTTCTGCACGATTTTATAAACCGTGTCCTTATCAAAAACAACCATGTACTCGCCCATCTTGGAATCGTTCCGATAGATAGGCACATCGGCTAACATCAAAGCACCCGAAATAACTCGTTTGGCTGATTCTTTGAATCTTTGTTTTTGTGAGAATGCCTGAAAGTTTCTTTCGATTGCTGGCATATCGGTCAGCGCAACGTAATCAACGCCCTCGCTTTCCTCGTCTATTGTCAGTTTGTAAAGGGGTAACTCCATGCCTTAAAATGTACGGAAAGGCTAAGTATGCAAAAACCCCGTGCATCTCTGCACAGGGTCAAACCTAAATTATGAAACGCTAATATAATTAAATTGCTGCAAAGTCCCTTAACATATTTCTTCTGCTTGATGAATTTTCAATATCTCTATCTAATACATACGCTCTTAAAGGCTGCTGACCTGACCCCATTGGGTTCGGCTGTCCAGTTGGGTTGGTAGCTGTTACGTTCGGATTGAAAGCAGCAGGAGGTAATTGACCGCCTCCGCCTCCAGCAGCAGGTGCGCTTACGCCTGAACTACTTGGCGCACTTGTGCTTTGGAATGTTGTTTTCCTAATCTTTATTACGTTAGCCAAACCTGCCGTCAAAGCAATACCAGCCTCTACAAACTGCGCACCAGTTGCTAACTTGATTGGGTTGCCACCAGCAGTTAAGGCGTTGTTTACCGCAAGAAAGGTGGATATTAACGCTTGTGCTATGCTGAATTTCTTGTTTGCCTCAAACGCTTTCTTTTGGTCTTTTTCGCTTTGCCCTAAACTTGCCGTGTATAAAGACGTCAATGCGCCTAATGCTTGCATCGTCATTTCAGCAGTCTTAACCATAAACTGCTGGCGGTTTTCAAACTTGGTCTTTTCGGTTGCGTTGAGTATTTCTAACTCCCTATCGGAATCCATTATCTGCATCATCCGTGCCGTGTTCGATGCAAACAACTGCAATTCGATTTGAGAAGCACCTGACGTGCGCATTAACTCCAGCATCTTTTCACGCTGCAAAAGGAAATCTTCACGCTCCCTTTGGTAGTCGGTTAGCTTGCTTCTGCGAATGTCGTTTTGAATAGCTGCCAGTTCTTGCGCTGCCTCTCTTGCTTTTGTTACCTTTTCGTCCTCGGCATCTATGGCTATTTGGTCAACTGCCTTTTGATCTTCGGCTGCTTTTAATCGTTCTGCTTTAGATTTCTCAATTGCTGCCTTTTCTATTTCAGCACGTTTTTTTGCTGTTTCTTTTGCGCTTTCAACTCTCTTTGCTTCTTCGGAGGCAGTCAATAAAGTCAATGCCTCTTCGGCTTCCGCTAATCCTTCGCCCGTTTCTTTTGCTAACTGAACTCGTAATTCAGCCAAACGCCTTTCAATAAATATAGTATTTGCTCCTGCTGCCTCTAATAGCTTTTGCTGCTTTTCTAAATCAGCAATCATTTGCTTTGTCGCTGCTTCTGATTCGCTTGGTATTACTCCGATCGCTCTGCCTAACTTGGTAAAGCCATCCGAGATATATCCAATGACTTTTGTAAGCATCGGAGAACCGCTAACAAAGTCGGTAACAGCTTTTGTTAGTTTACCCCAATTAGCAACCAGTGCGCCAATCGCAACTACGGCTAAACCTATTCCAGTAGCAGCCAATGCAATTCTAAACAGCTTTAGTGCGCCAGTTGATGCACCTACTACTACATTATAAGCTGCTGTCCTTGCTGTCAATAAGGCTTGTCCTGCTGCGCTTTCTTTTCTTAGCAACTGCACGGCTTGTTCAGTTCCTTGTAATAAAGCCAGCGATGCCTGCACCTTAACGAGTGCTTCTTGCAGTTCCTCGTTACCTTCAGCAAATAAAGCAGCCGTGCCTTGTGCGATGGCAAAGCCAGCAGCGATGCCTTGAACAGCACCGGTAAAGACTTCAATCTTATTTGCGCTCTTGCCTAATCCATCAACCGTTTGCTCAACCGATTCAATCTTACCCTTTAACGCACCAGCTTCGACAGCTAACGCCCTAAATTCTTTTGAGCCTTGCTTTCCAGCCATAGCCAAATCGAGCATCGCCTTCTTCGCTTCGGTCAGCCTTTCCTCCGCAGACTTTAAAGCGGTTGTGGTTTGACCTACATCGGTCGTGACCTTTAGTGCTATTTCCTTTTGTACGTCTGCCATTACTGAATGTTATTAGGTGTTACAATTTGTGGTTTCATTTCGCCAAGCACTAAAGTAGATGAATCAAAGAAGGTGTTAACCTCTACTGCTCCCGTGGCTGGTTGTGCAAGGTTTAGGATTCTGCGAAGGATTGCGGTGCATTTTTGAGAACCTCCAATGGTGTAGTCTCTCACCTCCAGCAACCTAAAGAGAATGCCTTCAATGTATATCGGCTTTCTAAAATCTAATTGATAAATATCAACTGGGTCAAGTATTACTGGTATCTCAATTTGCAGGGATTCCTTTGAGGTCGTTTCCTTAATGTAGTTCAGCCAAAAGGTGTTAAATAGGTTTCTATTATCGTAGTCCTTAAAACCAGCACCATCAATCACTTTAAAGTAAAGATTCTTAGGCATCCCGAAAGCAAGGTCGAAAGTCGGTGCATAGGGGTTGTCAATATGAGCAATTAAAGGTAGTGAGGCAAATTGTGCAAAGGTAGGTGTATAATCTAAAAGCATTGACCACGCAGCCGAAGATGGAATAGCTACATAATTGAATTGCGCTATTCGATAGCCAGTCGCTCTTTCTTTTGGCTTGTTGTTTGAGTCTATATCGAAAGTTCTGCCGATAGGCAATCCCGAACGAAAAGAAGCTGGAATAACCGTAGCACATTTGGTTTCGACCACTTGCTCGCCTTTTGCGTAGTAGTTGTCGGTCGGGTATATCCTTGCTCCGTATCCCTCTTTAAATGTGTCTGAATATAGCTTGCCCAAAGCATCGCCCGAATCTTTATACTTAAAAGTGATTTGCTTTCTTGCTTGTGGATCACCCATCTGCAAAAGGTGCTTGTCGGTATTGTCTATCTTCATTGTCCAATCAACGCTTCCGCTTGAATAGAACGTATTAAACGGCTCAATGTAAATAAGGTCTGGGTCGGTTGGGGATTGATAGAAATAAAGATTAAACATCTTTTGCAAGTCGCTCAATAAATCGGCTTGTGTGATGTCAGGCGGTAATGCCCGAACCATATCAGCAGCTAAGTTTGCCCCTGCATTCTCGGTGCAAATCATTGTGATTTTAGACTTGTCCTCTATTTGTATTGGGTAGTCATTAGGAATGCTAAAGAAAAACGCTCGTAAATCTATAACTTGGTTTGGCTCTAACCTTACTACCCCCTGAAATTGAAACTTTTTAGTTTGTAATGGCTGTATAAAATCAACCACGGTGTCTTGCAGGGTTTCATTTATAGGCAACCCAGTAACCGAATCGCAAATGGCAAAGCCTATTTGAACAACTCTATTGGCTAAGTTTTTTAAGGTAAATTCATAGTTTACAGTCCAAGTGCTGTAAAATGCTACGTTTGTAAATTGATAAGTAGTATCATCCCAATACCCTTGTGGGTCGGTAATAACCGTGTCAAATGGAAATACACCGCTGTAATAAAAGTCGCCTAAATAATTCCAATTAGCAGCACCGGGCTCTCCACCAGTCAATTCGCTGCCTTCCATTATGCTATTTTCACCGCTTAAATCATTCTGCAACATCGTACCGCCAGCGTAAGGAATGACCAGTTTTTTAAAATTAGCTGTGTTAAAAAAAGCAGATTCGTATCTATATCCGCTTTGAGCAAATATCAAATCTACCATTTGCTTGACGTAAAACGATGGCACAAGCTGAATGTAGGGGATAAGCAAAGAAATGCCAAAGAAACTTAAAGCAGAAGGAACAACATCAGTATATCCGTAGCCATCCAAAAAGCCGTAAACATATCCACTACCAGCCGTGTTAGTCCAAGTTCCGCTTGCGATTGCTGCTGTCAAGTTATGATTAAACCCACTCACTCCAACGGTTGCTGCTAACTTCGTTTCGTTTATCTGCCTAAAGAAAGCTATCTCCTCCGAGTATATTCCGACTTCGTAGTTGATTTGCTCATTCATTTTAGTGATGCTCAAAAGCTGCAAAGTACCCGTAAAGGTTTGGATGCCTTCATTCCATAGCGTACACCTAATCCTTTTGTTCGGAGTAAAGCCACCGACAAAAGACTGAATGTTATAAGCGTGACCGAAGGCTTGGTTGTTTGCGCCAGTACCGGGAAGGGTTATAGTCTTGCTAAATGAACCCCTCCTTTTGGTTACATCTTGAATGTCTTGCACCGAAAAGGTCAAGCTAATATCTACCTCATCGCAATCCAAAACATACGGAACTTCTGCGTTCTCATCGTCAAGCGGATAAATGATTAACGTACTCATATCACGTTGTTTTTATAGGCTATCTTAACCTCAACTTGAAGCTGCTGAAGTTTGTCCTGCGGTCTTGTGTGGAAAGTGAATGATGAGGTGTTAACGATGCCCTCTACCAACTCCGAACCGATTTGCAAATAGACTTGCGGTGAGTAAATCAACTCTGACATCCAATTCGCATCTATAAGCCAATCGCTGTTTAGCGTTAAGGTTTCCTCGAATTGCCCTGAGTAAATCGTTTCAGCTACCTTTGTGCCGTAGATGTTTTGATTCTTTCCGAAGGTCTGCTTGGTCATATTACCAGTCTTTCGGTTTTTCATCGTAAAGGTATAGCCATCAAAGCCACCCAAAGAGTTCTTGAAAAAGAGCCTTTGCGGTACAAACCGCTCGCAGCTTTCCACTTCGTACTCTATCGTGTGGTTTTGCGATGTTCTGCCTTCGCTGTAATATTGCGTATCTCCCGAATGCACATGTTCAATTGTAGCCGTGTAGCTGCTTATCCCTGCCATCAAGTAACCGCCTACCTGACCATCGGATGTTTGACCGCTCGTTAAAGAGTAGATTCCTGCAAGACCAAGATTAAACATTCCATCCAGCGCACCACTTGCAATAGTACCTGAAACTGAAAAAGTCCTTGTAGGTGCTGTGATTGTTACTTTATAGCTTGTCGAACCAGTTACTATGTGAAACAATACGCTGGCAAAGTCATTCTCTCCTACTCTTGTCTTTCTCTTTGTTGGCTGCTTTGATAATATCTTGGCTGCTGAACCTAACGTGTAATACCCGCTTGCGACAAAGTCTTCCCATTGCCTCTTGTAGCCTTGAAAGACGATACCGCTTGCCGTGGTTACACCGCTGGCTACTACTGGTGGTGTGCCGTACTCCTCTCTAAAACCCACCTGATAAGTCGATGCAATTAACGGGTCTTGAAAGAAAGTAACCGCTGGCTTTGCAATAGGCACAAGCGTTTCGATAACCCTCGCCACGTTGAAAAAGCCTTGGTTGTTGGGTAGCTTGTCGCACTTCAGTCGGCTTAGTAAAGTCGTTCCGCTTACATCTGCCACATAGCGATAGTTACCGCTTGCAAAGTTACTGCCTGAAACAACGAACAAAGCGTTGTCTGCGCTTAGAGTAACGCTCGGCTGTGAGATAATAGATATGCTCATATTTTTATAGAGATAGAAATGGACTTGCCGAAGGCTTCGGCTACATCTTCGGTTAGTGCTTTCATAAGTGATTCGGGGAGTGCCTTGTCTAAGAAAAGGGTTCGGGGTGTGCCAAAGTTATAGATGCGCCTTTGAATAACTGCTGCGAGGGATGCCCTTGGGTTTTCTCTTTGACCCCTTACACCGCCTACGCTTATCCCTTTGTTTGTTATCCACTCCTCAATTGATTGACGAGGTGGCATTTTAGTCTTGTATTGGAATGGACTGCCTTGCGCCTTTGCTCCGCTCTTTGCTCCCCTTACGCCCTCATTGACAAACTTCCAATAGTCGTTCATCTCAATCTCTACCATGTAGCCACCGCCTACTTCTTTGACTGGTAGCGGTGTAATAGACTGCCGTAAAGACATAGAAGCGTTGCTGCCTTTGTCTAAGTTCTTTTGTGCATCCTCAACAACCTTTTTGGCAAACTCACCAAGCACCTTTTTAACGCCAGTAAGCTGCGCCACATCAAGACCGACAAAGTCAGTACCTTGAATAGATTCGATTTGAAACAGCTTGTCCATTACCACTAAATGTATGGACTTGCTTTTATTGGCTTTTCATTGCTTCGACCTCTTTCTTGTCCGAGTAATACTGAACATAGTTAAGAAACTGGCGAGCGTTCAAATTAAAGATGGCATCCCATTTAAGAACGTCGCCCATTGCCAAAGAGTCCACGACTACTATCCAGCCGTATTTCGCAGCAAGGTTAACTCCTTGTCCATCGTCCTCAGCACCGCCTCCGAATAGTCCTTCATAATCGTTATAAAGCCTTCGGAGGCTAATAAGAAAAAAGATACCGCACCCCACACTTCCTTCATTGTAAGCTGCTTGAACTCCTCGGCACGCTCTCCGTGCTTCGCCCCATCGTAAGGTAAGGTTCTAAACCACTTTCTTTCTCTCGCAAGGGTAGCCATTATTTTATGGAGGTTTTGAATCACTTGGTACTCGTCTGCCATTTCATAAGACATCATCTCAATTAGTTGACCAGCCGTGAGGGTATCGGTGAATAGAGATAGCTTGTACTTCTTTTTATTGAGCGTAAAAGTTTCCTTATACTGCAACTTCGGCAAATCTTTCATCTCATCTTCGATTGCCTTGTACGCCTTGCCCACCTCGGTCATAGGTAGGCTTTTCGCTTCGTCTAAAGATAGTCCTTTGAGAACGGCAACGATAGCCACCTTCTTGATTTGCTCGTCACCAGTAGCCTCAATGGCTGCGATGCGCTGGAATTGGTCAATAGTTAGGGATGTGAATTTCATGGCTTGTAAAATATAGACAAGCACCTTCCACGCTCGTCTGCTGTGGTTTTGTTTTCGGGGTATCCTAATGCTTTTATAAAGCCAGCTAAATCTATTTGGTCGGTGTCATGAATTATATACGTACCGCCTGACTTTACCTTATCCCAAAACAAAAGCAATTCAGGCACAATAGCTTGACCGTGTTCTGCATCGTGCATTATTAATTCAACTGGCTCAATCCAATTTAGAACCTTTGCGCTCTCGCACATTGCTGCGGTATTTACTTTGCAGCCGTGACCTTCCAGCAAATCGGTTACTTTATCTAAGTAATCTATATGAATATCAACTAAAGATACTTCCATACCAGCCAAGCCCATAGCCAAGGCAGAATGACCTTGGAAGCAGCCGATGTCTAATGCGTGACCTTTGAGCCTTTTTGCTTCGTCATACACTTGCAAAATGTGTTCCTTTGCTGTTACCCACGGATGGGAGTAGTCTAATTTTTCTAAGATCTTGCGTTCCATATTACGTGGTTTATTCTTTGAATTGGGTATTTATCTCTAAGCACTAAGTTCGTCAAAATAGATTGGTCGTGCCTATGCTCTTTAAAATCGGGATGATTAGGGATTTGGCTTGGCGCATCGTTCACTAAGTGATCGTCTTGCATCCACTTTGCCCACTCCTCAACAAGTGCAATGTTTTCATCGTTTGCCCTTAGACCTATCAAGCCAGCCTCTAATTGGTGGTCTATTCTCTCAATGCAAGGCAGCATCCCCATTGCTTCTAAACAATCAGCTTTAGTCCATTCTCTATGTAAGTACCCACGGCTGACAAATAGATTATCCGAAACAACAACGTAGGCATTAAGCCACTTCCAAAAATCCTCGGTATGGTAATCGCCAGCATCGATGTAAAGGATAAAATCTCCTTTGTTTTCCCTCATTGTGTTTAGGATAATATCAGGCTTCCACTTCCAATAGTTGTCACCCCTTCCGTTTGGGGATTCGTTGCTGTAAGTTTTTAAAGGCAGTCCGTTAGTGAATTGGGTTGCTGCCAACTCTTTCCATTTACCGCTGCCGTAGTTTATCACTTTAATCATAGCAGTTTGTATTTAATGTCTTGGTATCTATCCCCCCTGCCTTGCGTTCCGTGTGAATCAGCGTAGAGGTGGGTAAGCCCTCCAGCAGCAGTGACCTTAAACTGAAAGTATGCGCTGCAATATCGTTCAACGATGTGACCAGCCTGCGGATGCTCTGGATCTAAGTCGCTCTCCATTAAGGACTTTAAAAATGTGTTAATTCTTTCTGCAAACAAAGTGTAATTGGAGGTCATCGGTAAAGGATCGTTCGTGACCGATATTTCCAGCTTTCTTAGTTCGGTCTTTATTCCGTTGTAGTTCCACCAAGTAGAATCTGCGTACGGATGCCAAAAGTAACCAGCCGAAGCCATTGGCTGCTTCCATCCCAATAAGTTTACATCGTACTCAAATAGATTAACGATGTCGGCTGTGATTAGTCCGTTTCGTGCTATGGCATACCAGCCAGCCCAAGCCACTAAATTAGGGTAGTGTTCAATATTATCAGGTAGGTTTCGTGCTACAATCACTTTCTTTTCTCCGACAAACTGGTCTAATAGGTCAACTGGTCGCTGCCCTAAAAACACATATTGGACATCGGGCAATTGGTCAAACTTGCCAGCCTCAATGTAGTCTAAGACAATCTGCTGGTCGTGTACGAAAATAAAGGTCTGCGCTTTCATAAGTCGTATGCAACTTTAAGCAATCCAACAAATGTCCATTGAATTACGTTGTATTTCTCATCTGTATAAGACCAAACTATTGCATCTACAATCGGAAATGGATGCAATTTTACATATTCTTCTAAAATTTGTCGTGCGTGTGATTTTGTCATCTCGTTGTCGTTTTACGCCTGCAATATAAAATATTTTCCTGAGTTAGCAACTTTTAATTTATTGAGTGCCACATATCTAAGCGCATCAATAGCGTGGTTTTGGAAATCTACTGGCTCATTCAATGGGTTGCCGTTCTTATCCTGCTTCCATTTGTAGCTATTTAACTCCTTTATCAAATTGACCGAGCCTCGTAAAACGTGAAGCTTGTAACGCTTCAAAATGTCAATAGAGTTTTGAATCGAGTCCTTGCCTTTATTTGCTCCGTGGATATTGAACCCCATTCGATGCACTTCTTCGATAGACTTCGGCTCTGCGCTGTCCGCTATTATCTCCATCGTTCTGCCGATAGCCATATCCTTTAATCTCGCACCGATGTCTTGGTTTGTTAGTCCTCTTTCGTATAAGAGTTCCTCAATGTACAAATGGTCACCATCCTTCCACACCGCACAAAGCGCAGTCGGATCGTTCGTGAAACCCCAGTCCATTCCCAGCCCTACCAGCTTGCACCTAACCTTGTCAATCGAATCGCACACATCCCAATTCCTAAACACCAAACCTTCAATGCGACCGGTACGCCCTCTTGCGTACACCTTCCACAATTCTAAATCTATGTCTTTGAGTGCTTCAATCTTTTCTCTAATAGCTGGTAAAACATAAGGGTTGTGCCGATGGTCGGAGATAAACAACTTAACCCCTTCTTTGCCGATTAGCTTTTCATGCACCCAAAACTCACTATTAGGGTTGTAGTCAATAAACGCCTGAATGGTTGTCCGTAAGTACAACTCGTTCCAAATCTCGTAAGATATGCCGTTGGCTTCGTTTACGAATAGAAACTGCCTTTTACCCGACTTTGCCGACTGGCTGGTTTCGTAAGATTTAAACTCCAAAACCGAACCATTGTACAAAGTGTAAACCCTATCGGTTGCGTTGTAGCTTGCAATCAGCTTTGTTAATATTGGCGAATTTGCCACAATTGTTTGGGCATCTCTAAGCGCACCACTTTTAAGGTTTGGGATAGTTTCACCCACGATAGTCGTAACGCTGCGAGGGTGTTCTATTGCCCGAAGGAATAGCACCTGAAGGATGGAGTAAGTCTTGCCCGAAGATGATCCACCCTGGTTGACTACTACCTTATCAGTTGCAGAGTAGTTGTCTTTGAATAAAACCGAACCCTCAAACACATCAGTCGATTATTTCACTCTCGGAAGATGAGGTACTAAATCCGCTATCAACCACTTCAACCTTTAAACCAGTCAAGTGCATTGAGCCTTCGATTTGATTTGTCTGCTTGCCGTGTGCGCTGTCCATCAGTTCCCGATACGCATTAACATCGCCTTCCCTTGCTTTCTTGATCAAAGCCAAGGTCATTATGTCCTGCTGCTCTAATACCTCCTGCTCGCCCGTAATGGGGTTTTTAACGGACTGCTGCACCTCCAGCCATTCTCTGACGATAGTGCTTCGGTTGCGTGTGCCTTTAGGTTTCCCTGCTGGATTACCGCTTTCGCCCTTTTGCCATCTTGGCTCTATTTGTCCTCTGCCACCCATTACGTTGTAATTTCGTTGATTCTAATATACTTCTCTCCGTTGCGTTTGATAGTCAAACTTGGGTCAAGTTTAAGCATTCGGTCTATAATGACTTGGCA